GGTCTATGCAGAGGAACACGCCAACTTCCTGAACCGCAGACCGGAATCCAAGGAGAAGCGCATCGACTACTACATGAAGAACAATGTGTTCCCTAACCGGGTGGAGGACTTCATCCGGAGCACGCAGGAGTTCTATGAGAGCGGCGGAAGCGCGGGCGAGATCGACAAGGAAGCCACGGCGGCCAAGATGATGGAGATGATCGCACCGGGCGGAAGCTGGAATGATGCGCTGCGGACGGTGAAAGACTGGGTGCAGCCACAGCTGGAGGGGCTGCTGGGCGAGCGGGGCATCTACAACGGCGAGGATGCAGTGACCGACAGCGGCAGACGCAGCTTTGCACAGACACACTGGGACTACACGGCGGAGAACATCGTGAAGGCCATGAACATGGCGGCAGCCAAGGGCGCGAACATGTACGGCGTGACACCGGAGACACTGGCGGCAACGGCCACGCGGGAATATCGGAACGTGGACGAGATGCACGCGGACGAGGCGAGACTGCGCACGGTGAGCGAAGAGGAACACGAGAAGGCGCTGCGAGACCTCGGCATCTATCTTGACCGGGTGACGGACGATCTGCTGCGTACCACAAAACACCGGTTCAACAACACCTTCGAGGAAGAGCAGAACCTGAGCCGCATCATTGCAGAGGCGGCCAAGGGGAAGAAAACCGTGGCGGCGGTGAAGGCGGCGTTCCGCAAGGAAGGTTATGCCATATCCGACGGGCACGCCAAGAGCATCCTTGCGCTCATTGACCGCGCAGCCAACATCCCTACGGGATACTACGAGGCGAAGGCGCAGAGAGTAGTCCCCTTCAGCGAGGCGGCGGCCATCATCGCGCCAACCAGCGCACCGGCGGAAGAGATCGCAGCGGTGAAGGCGGCCACGGGCGTGAACATCATACAGTACGAGACCGGCAACGACGAACAGCGGAAGGCGCTGGTGAACGGGCTGGAGGGGGTGAAGTTCTCCATCAGCGAGGACAGTAACGGCAGGCAGCTGACGGAAGCACAGCAAGAGTTCTTCAAGGACAGCAAAGCGGTGGATGGCGAGGGACGGCTGCTGACGCTCTACCATGGAACCGGAACAAAGTTTACGGTCTTCGATAAGGCACACATCGGGGAAAACTTTGCAGACAGAGGCAGTGATCTCGGATTTTACTTTAGCCCATACATTGAGGATGCAACCGGGTATGCACGAGAGGCGACCGGCTACAAGGGCAAGGGGGAAATCATGCAGGTTTATTTGAACCTGAAAAACCCGCTTGTCATTGAGGACGAAGGCTGGGGCAGTGCAATCGGACAGGCAGACATCCGGCACGGAGACCTGAAGCGCTGGGCGCAGGAAGGCGGGCATGACGGTATCATCGTAAAGTCCACTGACATCGAGATGGACGACAACGGAACGCCGGACGCGGTATACATCGCCTTCTCCCCGGAACAGATCAAGAGCGTCACCAACGAAAACCCGACAGACAATCCGGACATCCGGTTCTCTATCAGCGAAGGCGGAGAGTATGACGGAGCGGTCAAACTGAAGGAAAGTACCATTGACACCTACCTGAGAGACTATGCAGCAAAGAGCAGCCCGAAGTATGCGAAGGCGTACATTGCCTACATGACACCGGATGACTTCCTGAACCTGACCACCAGCGAGGGCGGACGGCAGATCGTGGAGCAGCACAGCAAGGAACTGGACGCGGAGAAACTGGGCGAAGCCACAAGGTGGCAGCCTATCCAGCTGAACATCGACCACGAAACAGGAGAGGTACAGGGACATGAGGGGCGGCACCGCGCGGTGGCCATGCGGAATGCAGGCGTGGAACAAATCCCGGTGCTGCTGTTCGATTCCTCCAACAAGTATTCCAAGAGCGAGATCGGAGAGCTGACGCTGACCGGGCAGGACTTCGGTGGCACATGGTCTGACGCGGAGGTGCGGGTGCATAACCTGCTGCCGCTGAGCTATGAAAACCGCGATGCGGTGGTGGAGCGTTTCACTATGCCAACTGATGAACGGACGCTGCAATATTCCGTCACAGAGGAGGAAACGGCGGAGGCGACGCTGCCGACGGCGGAGGACGAAGAGAAGAAGAACAGCATCCGTACATCGCTGCCGAAGAAGGCACAGGACTACCTGAAGCGGGCTGAAAACGCCCTTGTTGGGCGCGTAAGCCGCGCGCTGAGCGTGCCGCGCTTTGCACAGAGGGAATACCTGCAGAAGATCGTGCAGCAGATCAGCGAGGAGTACCTGACCACCGGGCGCGTTTCGGAAGAGACGGCGGCGGAGCTGTTTGAGCAGGCATACAGCGAGGGCATTGTGGTGGATGAGGAGTTCTACCAGCAGTATAAGGACATCAAAGATCACCTTCGCACGCAGGCTGTGACCATATCGGAGGAAGACAAGCACGACATTGCGGACTTCAATGACTTCAGAAAGAGCGCCTTCGGGCGGCTGCGCATCGTCAACGAGGGCGGGCTGCCGGTGGATGTGGCGTATCAAGAGCTGCAGGACATGGCACCGGAGCTGTTCCCGGATGATCTGACGCATCCGGCTGACCAGCTGGTGCGCATGTTTGAAGTGGCGCAGAGCATCGAAAAAACGGAGAAATCCCTGAGCGAATACTATGGACGGGATGCGGAGGAGTTCAAGCGCTGGGCGAAGAATGACTTTGATGCTGCCATCGGAGACACCATTGGAGACCTGCGCACTGTGAAACGCTATGCTGACGAGCGTGCGGCAAAGGCAAACGCGGCGGCGGAGACACCGATGACGACGGAACAGGTCACAGAAGCCTACAAGCAGCTGAAGAAGGCGCGGTGGGAATCGGAGAAAGCAAAAGCGAAGAACCTGCTGACCGACCACGACAATGTGCAGCTGGGACGGCTGCTGAAGGGCGAGATCGAGCTGGAGCACCTTGACCCGAAGACGGACAATGTGAAGGGCATCACCGCTGTATACGAGGCTACGACGGAGTATGAACGGCTGGTGAAGCTGCTGACGGAGTACAAGCAGAGCCAGCGGGCGAAGCTGCGGGAAGAGGCGGACAAGTTCTTAAAGACGGCAAACGACTGGAAGGACAAGAAAGCTGGTATTCTCTATTCCCGCGAAACGATGGAGCGCAATATCCTTGACATCGTGAAGGACAAGAAGCTGGCGCAGGAGATCATTGCAGAGTATTTCACACCGGTGCACGAGGCGCAGGCAAAGTCCACGCGACTGAAGAACAAAATGCGCGAGCGGGTACAGGAGCTGAACCTGAGCACCAAAGAAACGAAGGCCATGCAGAAGGTGGGGAAAATCTCTGAAGCGCACGCCGTGCAGCTGCTGGGCGAAGCGATGGACAACATCCGGATGCTGGAGAACAGCAGAGGGCGCATGGCGGAGCGGGACGGCAAGACGCTGAGCGACTGGCGCGGTATTGTGCAGGAGATGTGGAAGCAGAACCCGCAGCTGGACAAGGCAAAGATCGAGCACGCGGTGGAGGAGTTCCGAAGCATCTACAACGAGCTGTTCCAGCAGATGAACGAGGCCAGAGTACGCAACGGGTACGAGCCAGTGAACTACCGCAGCGGCTACTTCCCACATTTCCAGCCGGGTGACGGCGACGGCATCATGGGACTGTTCGGCAGGGCATTGGGCATTGACACACAGGTGACGGCACTGCCCACCACCATCAACGGACTGACGCACACCTTCCGACCGGGCATCCAGTGGTTCGGCAATGCACAGCAGCGCCTCGGCTTCGACACGGCCTATGACGCGGTGGAGGGCTTCGACCGATACATCGAGGGCGTGGCGGACGTTATCTATCAGACCGACAACATCCAGAAGCTGCGGACACTGGCGACGCAGGCGCGCTACCGCACCGGCGACGAGGGCATCCGCAAGCAGGTGGACACGGTGTACGCCGACACGCGGCTGACAGAGGAAGAGAAGCGCAGCAAGATCGACAGCATCTACGAAGACGGGCGGTTTGCGCTGTCGAACTTCGTGGTGGAGCTGGAGGAGTACACCAACCTGCTGGCCAACAAGAAGAGCCGCGCAGACCGCAACATGGAGCAGGCACTGGGCAGAAACATGTACAACCTTGTGAAGGGACTGGAGAGCCGCGTGGCTGCCAACATGGTGGCCATTAACCCGGCATCGTGGCTGACAAACTTCATCCCGCTGACGCAGGGAGGCGCGATGCTTGACCGCGGGGAACTGCTGCGCGGCATGTGGCAGACGCTGCAGAGCTTCAAAGAAAACGACGGCATTGTGGATGCGTCTGCCTTCCTGACCAACCGTAAGGGCAGCGACCCGCTGGTGCGGACATGGGCACAGAAAGCATCGGCCACCATGTCTTCGCCGATGGAGTATATCGACCAGTTTACCGCCGGAAGTCTGGTGCGTGCGCGGTACAACCAGAACCTGAAGCGCGGGATGAGCGAGACTGCCGCCATGACGGAGGCGGACAACTGGACGGCGGGCGTGATGGCTGACCGCAGCAAAGGCTCCACGCCGACACTGTTCAATCGGAGCAATCCGATGACGAAGGTCTTCACGCAGTTCCAGCTGGAGGTCAACAACCAGCTGAGCTATCTCTTCAAGGATATGCCGCGCGCATACAAGGAGAAGGGGCTGGCGGCGCTGGCAATGGCGCTGTTCAAGTTCTTCCTCGGCGCATGGCTGTACGATGAAGTCTACGAATATTTCATCGGACGCAGACCGGCGCTTGACCCGCTGGGCATCCTGAACGACACCGTGGGCGACATCACCGGATATGAGCTGCCGAACCTTGTGGAGCTGGGCGTAGGTGCTGTGACAGGCGATATGCCGTCTTTTGAGACGGAGAAGAAAAACGCCTACGACACCGTGACCGAAACGCTGGGCGATGTGGCGGAGGAATTGCCGTTCATCGGCGGCGTGCTGGGCGGCGGGCGCGTCCCGATCAGCAGCGCTCTGCCGGATTGGGACAACCTGCTGAAGACTGTGACGAGCGACACATGGAGCACCAAGAAGAAGCTGGCCACGGCGGGCAAAGAACTGATGAACCCGCTGACCTATCTGGCGCTTCCATTCGGCGGCGGACAGCTGAAGAAGATTTACCAAGGACTGAGCGCAACGATCAAAGGGGGAAGCTATTCGGTGGATGCCGAAGGCAATGATCTGCTGCAGTACCCGGTATACAACGATGACCCGTGGCAGGCTGCACTGAACGCGGGGCAAGCCATGCTGTTCGGGAAAACCTCACTGAAGACCGGAAGAGACTGGGTAGAGAGCGGATTCAAGAGCTTTGGCGCAAAGGAGACTGCCGCCTATCAGGGAATGACGGAGGCTGGCGTGCCGGAAGAAGATGCGTACAACCTGCTGAAGGAACTGCGCGGAACGAAGAAAACGGAGACGGAAAGCAAGGCCGAAGCGGAACGAAGAGTGCTGCAGGCCGCAGACATATCCGGCGACGGAAAGAGCGTGGTCTATTATGGGCTGATGGCAACCGACAAAGAGCGGGAGCTGATGGACGCACTGGCCGACAGCGACGCAGACATGGGCGCGGTGACGCAGGTGCTGCTGGATGTTAAAAACGCGGGAAGTCTGAAAGGAGCAGAAGCATCCAACGCAAAGCGCACCGCGCTGGCGGAAAGCCCACTGACGGACGACGAGAAGCGGGAGATGTACAGATGCCTATTCGGCGAGAAGCAGGAAGACGGCAGCTACACCACGAGCCGAGACGATGACATTATGGCATTCGAGCAGGCGGGATTGGACTTTGACACGTTCCTGAAGGTGCAGAACGAGTACACCACCGTCAACGAGAAGTACAGCGGCGCATCAGAGAAGGCGGTGGAGTTCTCCCACTGGGTGAACAGTCAGAATCTGACCGCAGAGCAGGCGGAAACCGTGCGGGACTGCTTCAAGTATTACAGTCAGATTCCGGCGGAGGCAGCACGGTACGACAGCTTCGTTTCGGCGGGACTGAGTGATGACGCAGCCTATGAGCTGGCAAACAGCCTGAACGCACTGGAGCCGGAGGACGGCAAGGACAGCGTGAGCGACCTGCAGCTTTACCGCGCAGTGGTGGATGCGGGCTTGAGCACCGAAGAGCAGATGAACGTGCTGGGCGAGATGATGCAGGAGAGCGAGTACAGCAAGCTGCAGACGGGATACAGCTACGGCGTGACACCGGAAGCGTATGTCGCATTCCGGGAGCTGCTGCCGAAGTTCGATTTTGACGGCAACGGCACGTTCAAGCAGGAAGAGGTGGAAGCGGCCATTGATTCTATGGGCGGCGGCGGTAACGGTATCGTACTGCCGGGAGCAGGCGGCGGGCAGAGCCTGACGGTGACGCAGCAGGCTGCACTGTGGCAGCTGGCAAACAAGAGCTGGAAGCCTGCGAAAAACCCGTACAGCACCAGCGTGGGGCAGAAAGTCTACGATGCGCTGAACGCTGAGACAGAGAGCGGCATCGTGCTGCCGGATGGCACAAGCTACACCGGCGGGCTGGTACTGCCGAAGGGATAAGACAAGAACACCGCCGGGGAGACCCGGCGGTGTTCTGCTTCGTTATCAGCTCAGTGTAATTGTCAAAAGCCCATCTTCCCAACAATCAATGCAGGGAGAATAGCCTTTATATTCTGCCAACTCGGTGTTGTATATCCAATACTCGCGCCCTGCAATGTGATGGCAGCCATAGTGGTGATAACGATAGCCTTCTTCCGTGACGATACAAGCGCCGTTGCGAAAGAAGCGCAGCTCATTGTAGTAAGTGGACAGGATTGCACTGCGGCCAGCAGCATCTCCGTCGGCATAGCCGGTGCTGTAGCCATCTTTACACCCGACATCATAGCCGCTTTCATAGGCGGTACTTTCGGCATCTGCATAGCCTTCTTCATAACGGTCGTGATATTGCTCTTCGAGCTGCGCCTGCAGCTGCTCGACTTCGCTGGATGCGCTGCCGCATCGGAGAGCAAAGAGAACCGATGCACAAACAAGGATAAATATAGCCAGCTGATAGCCGACGACATCGCGGCGAACGGGCTTGCGATTTGGCTCAATGGTAACAATATCTTCGGGCTTCTCTTTCGAAACACGCTGCTGAAGGCGATGAATGATGAGGCGCGGCGCGAGATATACACCGAGAAAGTAGACGCAGACTGTCAACAGCCCGGAGCCGATACCGCCGAGGGCAGGAAACACACCGGACATGGAGAGAGCAACAAGCGCGGCGCTGGAAATCAGAAGACCGCAGCCATATACGAGCCATTTCATAGGTATACCTCCAAAAAATATTTTCCGTCTAATCATCTTTTTTATAAGATTAACACGAAGACATGGTAAGTTCAAGCAAGAATATGCAAAAGATGATTATGAGGAGGCGGAGCTGTGCGGCTGTATACACTGGGAGATCGCTTTAATCTATGCGGCGAGCGGGTGCGCGAGGCGCGAATGCGTATGGGCTGGTCACAGGAAGAGCTGGCGGCGAAGCTGCAGCTGGCCGGCCTTCAGCTGGGACAGATGGCCGTGAGCAGAATTGAAACCGGCAAGCGCGTGGTGCCGGACTTTGAGCTGCCGATACTGGCCGAGGTGCTGCGCGTGAGCACGGACTGGCTGCTGGGAAAAGAATAATCCCTCCACCTGCGGGCGGAGGGATTTTGCATATATTGACACCTGCCGTAATCAGCTTTAGAATAAGCGCAAGAAAGCGCAAAGGAGAAACACGGCATGGAGAGAAAGTTCAAGCGGTTCCACCACCTGACCTACACTGACAGACTGAAGATCGAGCAGATGTACAACGGCGGAGCCGGGATTCAGGAGATCGCGGACGCGCTGCGCGTCAACTACACCACCGTGTACCGGGAGCTGAAGCGTCCGGGCGTGATGTACGACCACCTGAACGGCGACTACACCACGGACAAGCGCTACTCCGCCGACATCGCGCAACAACAGTATGAATACGGAAAGACCGCCAAGGGCAGACCGATCAAGCTGGGGAATGACTATGCGCTGGCGGACTACATTGAGCGCAAGATCGCTGACGAGGGGCGCAGCCCCGCTGCTGTCCTGATGGACATTGAACTGGAGGGAAAACAGTTTTCCGTGCGCGTGTGCGAGAAGACCATCTACAACTACATCACGAACGGCGTATTTCTGAACATCACCAACAAAGACCTGCCGCTGCATGGAGAGACCAAGCGCGGATACAATCGTGTGCGCTCGGCATCGCGTCCACCGCAGGGCGAGAGCATCGAACGCAGGCCGGAGGAAATAAACCAGCGGGAAGAGCCGTTTCACTGGGAGATGGACACTGTGAAGGGCAAGCAAAAGACGAAGAAGTGCGTGCTGACACTGACGGAGAGACTGAGCCGCAACGAGATCACGCTGCCCATGTACGGCGCGACCATGGAGAACGTGGTGGCGGCGCTGAACGGACTGGAGCGGAAGTATGGCGCGCTGTTCAGCAAAATCTTCCGCAGCATCACCGTGGACAATGGCAGCGAGTTCTCTGACTGTGAGGGCATGGAGACTTCCATCTTCGGCGGGCAGCGGACGAAGATGTACTACTGCCACCCGTACAGCAGCTATGAGCGCGGCAGCAACGAGAATCTGAACAAGATGTTCCGGCGGCTGTTCCCGAAGGGCACGAACTTCGACGAGGTGCCGGACGAGGAGATCATCGCAGCGGCAGACTGGATGAACAACTACCCACGGGAGATTTTGGGACGGACAACGGCAGCCAGAGCGTTCAATGAACAACTTGCACAAATCATGGCGTGAAAGTCTGGCTATTTTTTAATTGAAAAATCTTGCGATAAGTATTGCATTTTGCATGGGCAACCTGTAAAATATATCGCAAGAAGAACCTAAACGGTTCGACTTGCGATATTTTTTTATGCTCAAACGGGCGGAAGGAGTGAGAAGGTTGAGCACTGAATTGAAATACAAGGTCATGGATGACGAGGTGCGCATGGAGATCGCAAGGCTGTACAAAGATGGCTGGAAGGTGGGCGACATCGCGGATGCGGTGGGACTGCACGAGACTTCCGTATACCGCGAGCTGAACCGGGGCATGACCGACAAGCTGGATGCGAACGGCAGATTCGAGTACGACATCGACAAGGCACGGCTGGACGCTGCCCGCGCGAGAGCGAACAAGGGCAAGTTCAAAGGCGTAGGCGTGGACGGGCGCTGCAAGAGACACGCCGCAGAAACCTGAAGGAGGCAGAAAGATGTACACAGGAAGAAGCTGCTGGCTGTGCGGCAGGAACGGGACGGCAGAGCCGCTGGACAAGCACCACATCTTCGGCGGCGCATACCGCAAGAAGAGCGAGAAGTACGGTCTGACAGTTTACCTGTGCCACGGAAGCTGCCACATCTTCGGGGAGAAAGCGGTGCACAGCTGCCGGGAGACCATGGACGAGCTGCACCGCTACGGCCAGAAGATGGCCATGGAGCGGATGGGCTGGACGAAGGAGGACTTCATGCGGGAGTTCGGCAGGAACTATATGGATGAGGAAGACCTGCAGCCAACGGAAGAGAAGCCGACCGGAACATTTCAGATTCTGGACGAGGAATTGTGCGTGAACTGGTGAAGGAGGAAAAACACATGGAGAGATATGCAATCATCATCAGGCCGAACGAGGAAATGGCGCTGCTGCACTGCTACCCCGGAGACTGTTTGAGCCTGGAAGAGATGCAGAAGATCGTGGAAGGGCACATCCAGGCGGTGCCGACAGCGCTGGCACAGGGATGGAGCCAGGAACCCGGCGTCGGCCTCGCACTCATCGTCAACGAGGAAGGAAAGCTGCAGAGCCTGCCGGTCAATCAGACGGCGACAGATCTGTCTGCTGCCTACAATGACGTCATCGTTGGCAACGCCATTCTCATGGGCACGACGGACGAGGATTTCATCGGGCTGACGGAGCGGGCCGCGCAGAACATTATGGCGAAGTGGGAGCTGGGCACATGCTGAACAGCTGCATCATCATGGGACGGCTGACAGCAGACCCAGAGCTGCGGCACACGAACTCCGGCGTCGCCTGCTGCAGCTTCACGCTGGCTGTAGAGCGGGACGGAAAGCCGAACGAGCAGACCGGCCAGCGAGCCGCCGACTTTATCGACTGCACTGCCTGGCGGAACACGGCAGAGTTTATCTGCAAATGGTTCTCCAAAGGACGCATGGCCGTGGCTGCGGGCCGGATGCAGACCAGGACATGGAAAGACCGGCACGATCAGAGCCGGAAGAGCACAGAGCTTCAGGTTGAAAGTATGTATTTTGCGGACAGCCGGAAGGACGCAGCCGCAGATGCACCGCTTGCGGACGATGATCTGCCGGATACCTGGACAGAACTGAGCGGCAGCGAGCCGCTGCCATTCCTATAAAGAGAGGACGAGGAAGATGGAGCAGAAGATCATTGTGCTGCGAGAGCATACGCAGCGGACACGGCACCGCAGCCGGAAGGATGTGCGGGCAAGACGGAGGATTTGCGGCGTGCTGGCGGCGCTTTGTTTTCTGCTTCTGCTGGGCGTCGTCGGTGGTATGGAGAACGGAACCATGGCGCTCGGCATCGGAACGGTGCGCGTGATGGGAACCGGCGTGGCTGGCGTGCTGCTTACTTGGGCGGCGGGAGGATTCCGGTATGCAGCAAGGCCATAGACGCAGGTACTCCCGGAGGCGGCGGAGAAGAATCCGCCAGCTGCAGCTGCTGGTAGCGGCGTGTATCCTGGTGACTGGCGTAGTGCTGGCCTGCACTGCGCGGAACCGCAGCAAGCAGGAAGCGAAAGAGGCGGCTGAAGCCGCAGCCGCGCAGCCGGTGACGCAGGAGCTGGAGCCGGACGAGCCGCCCGCTCAGAATCCGGAACCGGAAGAAGAACCAGAGCCGGAACAGAACTGGGACGAAGAGGCCCGGTATATGGCGCAGGCGTGCTTCGGCGAGGGCTGGATTTGCCAGTCGAAGACGGAATGGGCCGCGATCTACTGGAACATCCTGAACCGCGTAGACAGCGATGACCCGTATTATCCGGACAACATCATAAGCGTCGTCACGCAGAGCGCACAGTATCACGGGTACGACCCGACGAACCCGGTGCTTCCGGTACTCAAAGAACTGGCGCTGGATGTCATCGACAGATGGCAGCGGGAAAAACAGGGCGAGACAGATGTGGGCCGTGTGCTGCCGCCGGAATATCTCTTCTTCGGCGGCGACGGGAAACACAACACATTCAGAACCGAGTGGGACGGCGGCGAATACTGGGACTGGAGCTGGCCGTCTCCATACGAAAGTTAGGGAGGAAAGACCATGATGTATCGGGTGCGCCGCGTGCAGATCGGAAACAGCGGAGAGATTGCGTGGGAGTCGAAGCGAGCGGAGATCATACCGTGGCCGGTGGAGCTGACGGTCGGCGGCCTGGACTCCATCACGCTGCTTTTATTCCTGCGCAGCATCGGAATTGATGTGCCTGCGGTTTCTGTCTCATCGCTGGAGGACAAGTCCATCCAGAGGGTGCATAAACAGCTTGGCGTGCAGCCGTTGAAGCCGCTAAAGAGCAAGGTCGAAGTGCTGCGGGAATATGGATGGCCGGTCATCTCAAAAGAGGTCGCTGGGAAAATCTCGCTGCTTCAGAATCCGAGCGAGAAAAACGCGACGGTTCGTCATGCAATCATCACTGGAGAAACTGGGGCCTATGGTGGATACCGGACGGGGACACGAATGAAGCTGGCGCAGAAGTGGCTGGAGCTGTTCGGCGGATACGAAAACGAGCGCGAGGACGTCAACTACATGACGCCGGACTTCCTTGTGTCGGATAAATGCTGCTACTACCTGAAGGAAAAGCCGTGCAATGACTATGCAAAGGAAACTGGGTGCTTTCCATACATGGGGCTGATGGCGTCTGAAGGTGGGCGCAGACAGAAGGCTTTGATGATGCACGGGTGCAACTACATATCAGCAGGTACAAAGCGCAGCTGCCCATTCGCAATTTTTTCAAGACAAGACCTGCTGCAGCTCGCGTTAGATTTGCAGGTGCCGGTTCCGGAAATTTACGGCGAGATCGCGCGAGACGCAGACGGAACGCTGCGGACAACGAAAGCGCAGAGAACTGGGTGCAGTATGTGCGGCTTTGGCATACACATGGAGAAACGTCCGCATCGGTTCGACCGGCTCTGGGAGCGGAACCCGAAAGAATGGGAAATGTGGATGAACCATGTCATGCAGGACGATCGCGGGAACTGGTACGGCTGGGGTCGCGTGCTGGATTATATCGGCGTCGAGTGGCGAGACCCGGAAGCGGCCCTGATAAATGCAGCAGAACAAATCACGATGGACGACGCGATCAGATACCTAGCCGCCAAAGCGGCGGAATAATTACAAGAAGGAGGGAACGTATGAGGATCACAACAGATGCCCCGAAGAACAATCTCGAAATGGCGCTCAACCTGTTTTATGTCAAGGACAAAGAGGTTTGGGTGCGCGAATATGGAAAGAACGGTGCAGATATTTCCCTGCTCAATCTGACGCGGAAGATTCTGAGCTACCAGTGCCAATATGTAGAGCCAGACATCTCTGACGATGACCTGATTATGATGATGCCGGAATGGCTTTTCGATGATGTTCGGACGACGGAACATGTAGTCGGGCTGCTCTATCAGGCAGCGTGGGTGTGCGCGGAACTGCGCGAGCACCTAAAAGAATTTGAAGACAAGGAGGATACACGAATGAAGAAGCTATTCATATCGCAGCCCATGCAGGGCAAGAGCAAGGAGGAAATCATCGCGGAGCGGAAGGTCGCGATCTGCCAGGCAAAAGAGGCCGTCGGAGACGAAGTCGAGATCATCGACAGTTACTTCGAAAACGCCCCGGCGTGCAACCGGCCGCTCTGGTTCCTGGGCGAAAGCCTGAAGCTGCTCGCAACAGCAGATATTGCATATTTTGCAACAGGTTGGGAAGGCGCACGCGGATGCAAGATCGAGCACACCTGCGCTGAGGAATACGGCGTCCGCATCATTGAGGCGCCGGGAACGTGAAGGAGGGATAAGCCATGAGCGATATTAAGATCACCAAGGATAGAATCGATGCGCTTCTCAGCGAAGCGGACATCCGCACACTGACGCTGTTCGGGAAATGCACGGTGGTAACGGCGAAGCTGAAGAACGGGTTCGTTCTGACGGCCGACAGCGCGTGCGTTGACCCGGCGAACTACGACAAGCGCACGGGCGAGCGCATCTGCCTGGAGCATATCGCGAACAAGCTCTGGGAGTTGGAAGGATACCGGCTGCAGTGGGACGTCTTCAACAAGGCGAACCGCAAAGGCACAGCGCCGGGCCTGGACGACGAAACGCTCGATGAGATGCGCACGCTCTGCAACAGGGCGCTGCGGGCATGGGGCGCGGAGATGCAGAGCGTCGTGGCGGCAGAGGAACTTTCTGAGCTGCAGAAGGAGCTTTGCAAAAGCGTGCGCGGAGAGGACAACGCGGATGCCATCGCCGAAGAGATCGCAGACGTGCAGATCATGCTGGAGCAGATGATGCTGCTGCATGACTGCCGGGATGCCGTGGACGAGTGGCGCAGACGGAAACTGGAACGTCTGGAGCAGCGGCTGCCGAAGGTTCCGGACCGGAGCCAGTGCAATCACGCATGGGTTCTGGAGCGGACAGACGGCAGCACGCGGTATTACTACTGCGAAAAATGCGGGGCGCATCACAAGCAGGTTGTGCCGCAGAAGGCAGACGCAGCGTGGGAGTGACGGCATGAAGGCTATGACGGCAGAGCGCTGCAGCGGCATCAAGAGCGGGTACTGGAGCGCGGAGAAGAAAGAAGACCTCGTGCAGCAGCTGGGGCTGTATGAGCATCAGGTTCTAAGCCCGGCAAAGATCGAACAGTTTCAGAAGCTGCGCACACGTCTGAAAGGGGCCAGGGAGATCGTAGAGCTGGCAAACGAATGTGGGCGGCAGGTCTGCGACGAGGCCAGACACTTCGCCTGCCCGTTCGGAGACGAGAGCATGGAGAACTGCGCCCTGCGGCTGGAAGCAAAGTACGACGAGACCATCGGACTGCTGCTCGATTTGGCAGAGATGATGGGCTGACGGACAGATTCAGGAGGAAAAGATATGTTTGACATCACAAAAAGAACGACGATCACGACGGACTGGGCGCAGCTGAAGACCGTGCAGGAGCAGATGAACCTGGCGGAAATCATGCTGGAGGTCGGCAGCGAGTTCCCGATCTGCCTTGAGGCGGACGCAGACAATGAGAATGATGTGTTTGAGCAGCTGACGGCGCAGGTGGTGCACGTCACGAAGGAAGGCCGCGTGATGGTTGTACTGAAGGACTGCATGGAGAAGATGCGCGCAATGAACGACCACGCGACGAACAAAGGCGGCTGGAAGGACAGCGCGATGCGCAAGTGGCTGAACGAAGATGTATTGCCTCGACTGCCGAAAGAGCTGCAGGCGATGATCGTGCCGCGCACCATCCGGCAGAAGATCAACGGCGAAGAAGTGCAGACGCAGGACAAGCTGTGGCTGCCGTCGTTTACGGAAATGTTCGGCGCAAAGGCGGCGGCTGAGTGGGCGCCCGGCGATCTGGGAGACGAACAGTTTGAACTGTTTGACTCGGAACGCAGCCGCGTGAAGGAAGTTCCGGGAAGAGGAACATGGTGGTACTGGCTCCGCTCGCCGTATGCCAGCGACTCCACGCGTTTCTGCGGTGTCTACAGCAACGGCTCCGCCGGCTACACCTACGCGAGCTATGCGTTTGGCGTGGCCTTCGGCTTCTGCCTTTAATCCGGAATCTACCTATGATCTGCACGCCTGTGCGCGTGCAGATCGGCGCAGAAAGGAGCGCACGATGCAGAAACAGGCTCAGAACTATCGCTGGCGCGTGACGCACAAGGCGTATGGAACGGTCGAGGTAGAGGGCGTCGACCGGCTGCGGGCCATCATTGCGGCGGCCATGACATGGAAGCAGCGATGGACGCTCATTGCCAGAGCGTGCGAGACAGAAAAGCTGGGGCCAGCGTGACGAGGAAGCAGGGATGCAGCAGCTGCGCATGGGCCTTCCGCGAAGAGCAGCCGGGCAGCATGACGGCGCTTCGCTGCGGGTACCGAGCAGGCGCAGCGGAGCAAACACCTCCGAGGCCGGACGGAATCCGGATGCTGCAGCCAAGTACCTGCTATGGAAGAATTACCCAGCTATTTCCGACGGGAATGGACGGCTGCGCAGACGGAAGGCCGCCAGCCTGGTGCCGAGGATACTTCATTCAGAAAGAACATTAGCCGAAACAGGGCGCAGCTGCGCCCTGTCTGCCGGGGACAGCCTCCCGGCACTGACGATGGCAGGCTGGCCATATACATTATATATTCGCGCGTACGCGCGAATTAAGGCTTGTAAGCAATCTTAACTTAGCAACCATTCTCTGAAGGAGGACACAGGGCCATGTATCAGGGGCGCACCTTCATCCGCGAAAGCGTATATGTCTGCGGCAATTACATGGACGCGGACATATATCCGGTGTTTCAGAAACCAGGCCGCAGACGCAGCCGCTGCAAGCCGACGAGCGAGATTCAGAGAAGACTTAACCAGAAGAACGCAGAGAAGAGACTCACGCGCCTGGTACATACGAATTTCACGGAAGACGACATCGCTCTGCATCTCACCTACCGGCCGGGAGAAGAGCCAGAGACAAAAGAAGGTGCTCAGCGCGATCTGCAGAATTACATCCGCCGTCTGAAGCGGAGATATACAAAGCTCGGCAAGGAGTTCAAGTATATCAGCTGCACGGAATACGGAAAGAAGACAAACCGCATCCACCACCATCTCATCATCAGCGGCGGACTCGACCGCGATGAGATCGAGAAGCTGTGGGGACGCGGCTATGCAAACAGCATCCGTCTGCAGTTCGGGCCGGATGGCGTAACGGGCCTTGCGCACTATATCGCGAAGGACAAACTGTTCTTCCGCCACTGGAACCAGAGCCGGAACCTGGTGCAGCCGGAGCCTGCCCAGTACGACGGGAAGATCACGATGGACGAGGTGGGAAGCCTGGTAGACGCCATCGAGGAAAAGAACGCATGGGTGCAGCTGGAGCAGCGGTATCCGGAATACCAGCTGACATCCATCAGCTATGTCCGCAACGCCGTCAACAAGGGCGTTTATATTCACTTCGAGATGAGACGGAGGTGGGGGCAATAGGCATACGGCTGGAAGACCTGCCGCTGCGTGCGCAGCAGCAGGCACTCGCTCAGCTCAAAACAGCGCAGATACAGAAGGCCAGGAAGTACCGGAACGAGCCGGAGATGGCAGAGGGCATCCGCTTTGACAGCAAGAAGGAGGCCGGAAGGTTTCGGGAACTGCAAGCCATGCTGCAGGCAGGACTCATCCGCGAGCTGCGGCTGCAGCAGGACTTCACGCTGCAGGAAGCATACACCACGCCGGACGGAAGACGCATCCGCGCCATCCGGTACTGCGCGGACTTCTGCTATGAGCGGAAGACGCAGACCGGCTGGGAGAAGATCGTCGAGGACGTGAAGAGCCGGGCGACGCGGACACAGAAGTATATCATCAAGCGGAAGATGATGCAGGACAGATACGGAATCGAGATCAAGGAGATATGAACATGAAGATCGGAGACATCGTACAGAGAATCCCGGAGACATTCGGGGAGACGGAGATCGTCCAAGCAAAAGACAGAAAGCAGCCGAAGAAGGAGCGCAAGCCATTCACGGGGACGGTGACGTACATCCACCCACTGAGGAGATACCACGTCGTCAGCTTCCGGGTGCGCGGCGGCGTCATCCGCGAGAGCTTCGCAGGCGCATGAGACAGACGACGGCGTAAGAGAAAGGGCGTGAGGGAATGTTCCGTTTCAAATCTGGCGTGAAGGTAGACTACAACCGGCAGGGGTATATCTATTTCACCTCACGCCTTTACAAAGACCTGCCGGAAGAAGACCAGCGGGTTATCCTCAACCTGTGCCTGGAACATGGCGGGGAGAGCTACCAGGCGCTGTTTGAGTTCGTGACAACAGACGCGACGGCGACGGCGGTGTGCATGAAGCACTGCCTGAGCAAGTCCACGCTGCACCGGATGGTGCGAAGGTACTACGAGGATTTCCCCAAAAAGCTATAATTCGGGCAACGAAAAGCGGGACTGCAGGCGTGCAGCCCTGCTTTTTGTGCAAGGTGCCGAAAAAGTTGACACTTCGTGACGTGACTTTTCCAGTATCATGGCATCGTGACGGGGCATGCACTCGATATTGCAGCAAGACCCTGCGGGAGGGCGCCGCGCATTAGGCGGGATTTGAGCGGTGCGGAGAGTATATTTGAATTTTTCCCCACGACAAGCGCACGCATACGGGTGCGCACGCGCGGGAACCTTAGAGCGCCGGGACGGGAGGTGGCGCAGATGGCGGCAGGAAGGCCCAAAAAATACACCAGAAAGAAGCTGCGGGAGGAAACGGAACGGTATTTCCGCAGCATTTCGCGCACGATTCCGGCCAGAGACGACACGGGCAGCATCATCCGGAACGACGACGGCGATGAGATTCAGCTTCTGCAGTATGTCGTGCCGCCGTCGATCGCCGGACTGTGCCTGCAGCTGGGCATCGACCGCAGCACCTGGCAGAACTACGCAGACCCCGCGCTGCATCCGGAGCTGGCAGACGTGACAGCCGAAGCCAGAGCGCGGATTGAAGCGTATCTGGAGCAGGAGCTTTTGACACGGGAGAAGGGACTGCAAGGTATCATCTTCAATCTGCAGAACAACTACGGCTGGCGGCAGAAGCAGGAAGTTGAGCTGGGCGAAAAGACGCGCAGCTCGATGGGTGCCGGTGAGCTGCGCATTGCAGACAAGCTGGCGCTGCTGGCCGAGGAACGCGACGCGCTGCTTATGACGGAGCGAGAAGACGATGGCGAAGAAGCAGACGCAGAAGGAACTTGACCTGAAGGTCGAATGTGCGCTGTGGTTCCGGAATCTCCGGGAGACGAACAATCGCACGTTCCTGCCGCTGTTCTGGGACGAGCACAGATACCTGGTTCTGAAGGGCGGCGGCGGTTCCGGAAAGTCGATCTTCGCGGGACGAAAGATTCTGGAGCGGGCCATCACAGAGCCGGGGCACCGGTTTCTGGTTTGCCGGAAGGTCGCCAGGACGCTGCGGGAGAGCTGCTTCAAGCAGCTTTTGGGACAGCTGGCGGAGTTCTACCCGGACAGCGGGTACAAGGCCAACAAATCAGACCTGACCATCTCTTTCCAAAACGGCAGCGAGATCATCTTTGCGGGACTGGATGACGTTGAGAAGCTGAAATCCATCTACAACATCACGGGCATCTGGATTGAAGAGGCCAGCGAGCTGCTGGAGGGAGACTTCAACCAGCTTGACATCCGACTGCGCGGAAAGACGCGGGAGTACCAGCAGATCATCCTGAGCTTCAACCCGATCAGCATTCAGCACTGGCTGAAGAAACGATTTTTTGACCGGCGGGACAAACGAGCGCGGGTGCACGAGAGCACCTACAAGGACAACCGTTTTCTGGATGCGGCAGCCATACGGACGCTGGAGAGCTTTCAGGAGACGGACGAATATTACTATCAGGTCTACTGCCTCGGCATGTGGGGCGTGACGGGCAAGACGGTATTCAACGGCAAGGCCATCGGAAGACGGCTGCAGGAGCTGAAGGAACCGGTGTGCACCGGCCTCTTCACATACGCGGATGACGGGCTGACGCTGACGGACATCCGATGGGAGGACGCGAGGGACGGCTGCATCAAGGTCTACAAGAAGCCGGAGAAGGGCGTGCCCTATGTGATCGGCGGAGACACTGCCGGAGAAGGCAGCGACAGCTTTGTGACGCAGGTGCTGGACAACAGAACTGGAGAGCAGGTGGCGGTGCTGCGGGGCAAGTTCGACGAGGATGTGTTCGCACGGCAGGTCTACTGCTTGGGGCTGCACTACAACACGGCGCTCATCGGCATTGAGACCAACTTCTCCACTTACCCGGTGATGGAGCTGGAGCGGCTGCGGTATCCGAAGCAGTACATCCGGGAGAGCATCGACGATTACACGCACAAGATCAAGCAGAGCTTTGGCTTTCTCACCAACACGAAGACGAGGCCGGTCATCCTTGCGGAGCTTATCAAGGCGGTGCGCGATGACATCACCATCGTGAACGACGAGACAACGCTGCAGGAGATGCTGACATTCGTGCGCAATCCGGAGACGCTGAAGCCGGAGGCGGAGCTGGGAGCACACGATGACTGCGTGCTGAGCCTTGCCATCGCACACTACATCAGGCCGCAGCAGAGCTACATCGCACAGAAGGAAACGGTGGCGCGGCTATGGACGGCATCCATGTGGGAGGACTATGAGAACGCATCACCGACGGAGCGGGAGATGCTGCGTAAACGCTGGGGCAATCCGCAGCGATAACAGGAGGACGCTATGAAGAAACAGGACAAGAACAAGCTGCGGCTTTGGCAGGACAGGCTGAAGACCAACGAAGCGGCATACGACGGCGAGACCAGCCGCATGGACGAGCGGGAGGCGCTGTATGCCGGGACGAACGAGATGCGGCCTATCGTGCAGGGCGAGCGGAAGACGAAGGCCGTGCATGTGCGCAATATCTGCGCGGAGATCATCGAGGCGCAGACAGACAGCAACATTCCGCAGCCGAAGGTGACGGCCAGACGCAAGCAGGACGAGATGAAAGCAAAGCTCATCGAGGACATGCTGCGCAACGAGCTTGACAGAATGCCGTTTGAACAGCTCAACGACATCATGGAGCGGACGGTGCCCATTCAGGGCGGCGCGGCGTTTCTGGTGGAGTGGGACAACACGCAGCGGACGCACTTCACCATTGGGGAGCTGGCGGTATCCACGCTTCACCCGAAGCAGATCATCCCGCAGGACGGCGTGTACACCGGCATCGAGGACATGGACTACATCATCCTCAAAATCCCGCAGACGAAGGAATACATCCGCAGGCGCTACGATGTGGACGTATCAGACGAGAGCGAGGAAGAGCCGGACATCAAGGGCACCGGTGGGGACACCACGGCGAACGACCTTGTGACGCAGTACATCGCATACTACCGCAACGACAAGGGAGGCATCGGTCTTTATAGCTGGGTGAACGACACGCAGCTGGAAGACCTTGAAGACTATCAGGCGAGGCGGCTGCGCAGGTGCGTGAAGTGCGGCGCGGTGGAGCCGCTGCTGACAGAGCCGGAGATGGACGCGCCGGACATCCTACTGCCGAACGGCATGAGCACGGCGGCGGAGGTGGACTTTGACGCGGCGGCGGATGCGCTTGCAAGAGAGACGAGGCCGCTGCCGCTGCGGGGCGGGCGGAAAAAATGCCCGTACTGCGGCGGAAGCAAGTGGGAGGAGACCGAGGAAGAGTTCGAGGAAATCCCTGTGGCCGTCACCAGAAGCGACGGCAGCACCATCGGCGGCATGGTGCGCCGAGAGGCGGCATCCGACACGGAGACGGACGAGCTGGGGCTGCCGGTGGTGGAGATCATCGAGGAGCCGACGAAGGTGCCGTTCTACAAGCCAGACATCTTCCCGGTCATCCTGCAGAAGAACGTGAGCGTGTACGGCAGGTTCTTGGGAGACAGCGATATTGACAAGATCGCTGACCAGCAGAACACCACCAACCGCATCGAGAGCAAGATCATCGACAAGCTGCTGAAATCGGGCAGTTACATCACGCTGCCGGACGAGGCCAGCATCCGCGTGGACGCGGAGGACATGAAGGTCATCCGACCGGGCAATGCGGCCACCAAAGCGCTGATCGACGTATACGACCTGCAGGGCAACGTGGAGCAGGACATGGTGTACCTGTCGCAGGTATACGAAGAGGCACGCCAGATCATCGGCATCACGGACAGCTTTCAGGGGCGGACAGACCGCACGGCCACCAGCGGCAAGGCAAAGGAGTTCGCGGCGGCGCAGAGTGCTGGCAGACTGGAAAGCAAGCGCGTGATGAAAGACGCGGCGTATGCGGCGCTGTTCGAGGCCATGTTCAAGTTCAAGCTGGCGTACACGGACGAGCCGAGGCCGGTGGTGTCCAACGACATCCACGGCAACGCACAGTACGAGACGTTCAACCGCTATGACTTCCTTGAACAGGACGCGGCGGGAGAGTGGTGCTGGAACGATCAGTTCCTCTTCAGCTGCGATACCTCCGCCCCGCTGGCATCGAACCGCGAGGCCATGTGGCAGGAGACGCGCATGAACCTGCAGACCGGAGCCTTCGGAGACCCGGCGCAGATTCAGACGCTCATCCTGTTCTGGACGAAGATGGAGCTGCTGCACTATCCGGGAGCCGGAGAGACGCGGGCATACCTCGAAGAGGAACTGCACAAACAGCAGCTGCAGCAGCAGATGGCCATGCAGATGCAGATGGCACAGCAGCAGATGCAGCAGGCGCAGATGCAGCGGCAGCAGAATGGCGGGCTGGACATGCAGACCGCACAGGCCGTCATCCAGAGAGCGCAGCAGGACGCTGCGCGTGATTCCGGGCAGACCATGGGAGCAAATGCTCCCGTCTGACATAGATACTTCCCTATCATTCGGGTATCGCCCGACCTCCTGAAGCGGGAAGCGGCGCGGGACTGGGGCACCCGCGCCGCCGACCGTGACACAAAGGAGCATCAAGGAAAGAAAGGAGGACGCAGAGATGGCAGATAAGACCTACGCTGGCAGCATCAAGAACACCGGCGCGCAGGTGGTGAAGGCACCCTTCAGCGGCGACAACAAGAAGGGCAACGGCACCGTGAAGACCGGCAACGACCTGAGAGGCAGCAAGAACAAGTAAGACCATCTGACAAAGCAAGCCCCACATTCGCAGGAAAAGCGCAAAAATCCAGAGAGGAGCACAACACATGGACATCGACTACGGCGCATTGTTTGGCATTGACGAAGGCGGAAAAGAGCAGGAGATCGCCGACCCTGCCACGGACGAGACCACACAGGCGCAAGGCGCAGAAGAGCAGGAAGCCGCCGACCCTGCCGAAGAAGAGACGCAGGACACAAGCGCCGAAGAACCGCAGGGAGCTGCGGAGGACGGCGAAGATCATAGTGAGACGGGCAAGCAGACCCCGGAGCAGAACGCAGCGTTTGCAGCGGCACGCCGCAAGGCGGAGGCGGAGCGGGATGCCGCCGTGGAGAAGGCGCGCACAGACGCACAGGAAGAAGCGAGGCGCACCATCGACGAGGCGTTCCGAAACAGCGGACTGGTGAACCCGTACACGAAGCAGCCCATCACATCGAAGGCGGAGTACGACGAGTACCGGCAGCGCTTCGATGCAGAGCGCAAAGCCCGCGTGCTGAAGAAGAGCGGGATGAGCGACGAGGAGTTCAACGCATTCGTGAACGACCTGCCGGAAGTGAAGCAGGCCAAGGAAGCGCAGGCGGCGGCGGAGCGGGCGCAGCAGGAGGCCAACGAGGCACAGGCACGGGTGAAGGTGGACGAACAGCTAAAGGAGATCGGCAAGCTGAACCCCAACATCCGGGAGCTGAAAGACCTTGCGGCCATGGAGACCTATCCGAAGTTCTACGAGCTGGTGAAGAAGGGCAACACGCTGGTGGATGCCTACCGGCTGGCAAACTTCGAGGCTCTGACCAGCAGCGCGGCGGCGGCCACCAGACAGGCAGCTCTCAACAACCTGCAGGGCAAGCAGCACATGGGACAGACCAAGGAACGAGGCGCGGGCGCGGTGAGCGTACCGGCTGAAGTGAAGGAGATGTACCGCGCGCTGAATCCGGGTGCCACGGATGCAGAGATACAGGCACACTACAACCGCAGCCATAAAAAGGGCTGACGAAGCGAAAGGAGAAAAGCACAATGGCTTTCAAGATTTATTCCACTGATGACAACCGCGTGCCGGGTATTGAATACCTGCCCGCAAGCGCCATCACACCCAAGGTGGGCATGGCACTGACGCAGACCACCGGCCAGCTGGCGCCGGCTACCGGCGCAACCGCGCCCACTTACATCTCCATGTGCGAAAAGGACGGCGAGTGCACGGCGGGCGACATCATCCCCGTTATCCGCGTGGGCAAGGACATGATTCTGGAGACCACCTTTGCAGCTGCCGCAACCAGCATCAAGCTGGGCGACAAGGTGACGCTGTACACGGACGGCCTGCAGGTCACGGCCACGACCACCAACGGCGTGGCGGAGGTGGTGTACATGGACGGCACCGCCAGCGGCAGCATGTGCCGCGTGCGCTTCTAAGAACGACGAAAGGAGTACAGTGAACAATGGCTAATATCACCTTTACCGAAGGCTCCGGCCTTCAGGACAGCATTTTCGGCAAGTCTCAGGAGCCGATCAAGATGTTCCTCGAAAAGAGGGGCGAGGCATTTGAACAGACCAGTATGTTGCCGGAGCTGTTCAATATGGGCAGCAGCAACCACTGGGGCGAAAAGTTCTCCACCATGACGGCCATGGACGGCTTCCAGCCGGTGGGCGAGAACGGCGACTACCCCGTGGACGGTATGCAGGAGGGCTTCGCAAAGTTCCTCGAACACATGACGTGGAAGAACAGCTTCTCCCTGTCCCGCGAGATCGTGGAGGATGCAAAGCTGATGGATTTGAAGAAGCAGCCCGCTGGCTTCATCACCAGCTACTACCGCACCCGCGAGAAGTTCGGCGCTGCCCTCATCGGCGCGGCTATCCAGAAGAAGACGGAGACCACCTTCTCCGGCAAGACCTTTGACGCGAAGACCGCCGATGGCAAGTGCCTGTTCGCCACCAACCACCCCAGCAAGCTGGGCAAGTCCAACCAGTCCAACCAGTTCTCTGATGCCTTCAGCAACGACGCGCTGATGGCGATGGAGGCGAAGATGCAGGACTTCCGTGGCGACAACGACGAGGTACTGGATGTGGCTCCCACCACCATCCTCATCCCCAACGACTACAAGCTCAAGCGCGACGTGTTCGCAGCCATCGGCGCGGACAAAGACCCTGCCACTGCCAACAACGGCTTCAACTACAACTTTGGCCGCTGGAACGTGGTGGTGTGGCCGTACCTGAACCAGTTCATCGCGTCCGGCACTTCCCCGTGGATTCTGCTGGACAAGAAGTACAACGACGAGTACGGCAGCGCCATGTGGCTTGACCGCGTGCAGCTGGAGGTCAGAAGCGAGCTGGCGGGCAACGATGCCAACGTGTGGAAGGGCTACGCCCGCTTCATCGCCGGTTTCAACGACTGGCGCGGCTATGCCGTGGGCGGCGTGACCGGCGGCACGCAGCTCATTGCCACATCGACTGGCGGCTAATCAGAACACAGACCGGACGGGGCGGCGGCGCAGGCCGCTGCCCCGCTTTTCATTTCGAGGAAAGGGGGACGGATAATGGCGACACTGAAGAGCGTCATCGACTATGTAGATGAGATCAAGCCTAACGCCTTCTCAAACGAGGCGAAGACAAAGTGGCTGAACGAGTGTGAAGGGCTGGTGCAGACCGAGGTCTTACTGTGGGCGAGCGAGGAGATCATCACCTACCAGTACGACGCGGACAAGGACAAGGAACTGCTGGCGCAGCCGCCGCACGACAAAATCTACTGGGCATACCTGACGGCCATGATCGACTTCGCCAACGGCGAGTACAACAAATACCAGAACACGATGCAGATGTTCAACAGCTTCTTCGGCGAGTTCATGCGCTGGTTTGCCCTCAACTACCGTCCGGCAGATACCCACGAGGAGGTATATGTATGAGCGGGTACGGAAACACGAAGATCGGAACCGAGTGGCGCGGGTATTACATCACCGCCTACGGCATCGCCGTGAAGCACGGCTTTCAGGGGACGGAGGAGGAATGGCTGAAGAGCCTGAAGGGTGACGGCGGCGAGCCTATCGTCATCCGCTATGACGAAACCGCGCAGCAGCTGCAGTGGAAGTACGAAAGCGACACACAGTGGCAGGAGCTGCTGAGCCTGAGCGAGCTGCAGGGCGATGTGGTGAGCCAGACGCTGGCGGCGGCACAGAACGCCAAGACGGCGGCGGAGGCGGCGCAGAGTGCGGCGGAGACCGCAGCACAGACCACCGGCGCAGACGCAGCCGCAGCCAAGAGCGGCGCAGACACCGCAACGGAGAAAGCCGCAGCGGCGGCAGCAAGCGCCAAGACAGCCACGGACGCGGCGGGAGAAGCACAGACGGCGGAGAGCAGCGCCAAGGGCTACGCCTCCACCAGCGGCACCAACGCCACAGCGGCAGCACAGAGCGCGACAGACGCGCGAAGCGCCAAGGCGGCGGCAGAGACAGCGGCCAGCACGGCAACGAGCGCCAAGACCGCAGCACAGACTGCTGAGACGAACGCCAAGGCCAGCGAGACTGCAGCGGCGAGCAGCAAGACGGCGGCGGCAACCTCTGCCAGCAAGGCGGAAAACGCGCAGAGCGCGGCAGAGGATGCACAGACGGCGGCGGAGACGGCAGCAAGCACGGCGACGAGCGCCAAGACCGCAGCGGAAACCGCCAAGACGGGCGCGGTGAGCGCACAGAGCAAGGCACAGAGCGCACAAGTGAAGGCGGAGGGCGCTGCCGCAGACGCGGAGGAAAGCGCCGCAGCGGCGGCGCAGAACGCCACACAGGTGGCAGCCACCAGCAAGACCGCCGAAAGCTGGGCGGTGGGCGGCACCGGCACCCGCGAGGGCGAGGACAGCAACAACGCCAAATACTGGTGCGAGAGCGCACAGGCCATTGCGGGCGGTGGCGTGACCAGCTTCAACGGGCGCGGCGGCATCGTGAAGCCGCAGAAGGGCGACTACACGGCGGAGATGGTGGGGGCGGATGCCTCCGGCGCTGCGGCGGCGGTGCAGAGCAATCTGGACGGCCACGAGGGCGACACCACGGCGCACATCACAGCGGCGGAGCGCACCAAGTGGAACGGCAAGCAGGACAAGCTGACCTTCGACACAGCCCCGACGGCGAACAGCACGAACCCCGTGACCAGCGGCGGCGTGAAGACGGAGCTGGACAAGAAAGCCAACGCAACGAGCCTCGGCGCACACACCGGAAACACGGACAACCCGCATCGGGTGACGGCGGCACAGGCGGGCGCAGACCCGACGGGGACGGCGGCAAGCGCGGTATCGGCGCATAACAGCTCCAGTACGGCGCACAGCGACATCCGTACCGCACTTGCAGGGAAAGAGACAGCGGGCGCTGCGGCAGCCGTGCAGGGCAACCTCGACGATCACGAGGGCAACACCACCGCGCACATCACGGCGGCAGAGCGGACGGGCTGGAACGGCAAGAGCGGGAAGGCACTTTCCTTCACGGTGACACTGACGGCGGCGGGATGGAGCGGCAACGCGCAGACTGTGAGCAACAGCAAGTTCGTCACGAGCGGGTACGCCTACACGGTATGCCCTGCGGGAGACAGCTTTGCAGGCTACGCAGAGGCGGTGATCTACGCCGACGATGTGACCACGGCGGGAAAGATGACCTTCCACTGCAATGAAGCACCCACGGCCAATCTGACCGTGAACATTCTGAGAACGGAGGCAACGGCATGAGTTTGGTATTCAACATGGTGGGCGGCGGAGGCGGCGGCATCAAGCTGACCGGAATCGCCATCACAACACCGCCTACAAAGACCACCTACACGCAGGGCGAGACCTTTGACCCGGCGGGCATGGTGGTGACTGCGACCTACAGCAACGGCGCGACGCTGAAATGCACGGGCTATAGCTACGAGCCGAATACACCGCTGGCGGACGGCACAACGAAGGTGACCATCCGCTACACAGAGGGCGGCGTGACGAAGACGGCGGAGCAGACCATCACGGTCATCCACCGGCTGACGAAGATCGAGATCACGGCGCAGCCGACGAAGAAGGTCTATGAGTATGGCGACAGCTTCCAGAGCGCGGGCATGGTGGTGAAGGCCACCTACTCCGACGGAGCCACCGCCAATGTGACGGGCTACAGCTGCAGCCCCGCGACGCTTAATACCGTGGGCACGCAGACGATCACGGTGAGCTACACGGAGCGGAACGTGACCAAGACGGCCACCACCGGCGTGACGGTGAACCGGAAGACGATCTCCACGGTGCCGAGCCAGAGCGGGAGCCTGACCTACAACGGCGGCAGCCAGTCCCCCACATGGAACAACTACAACACGGCACAGCTGACCATCGGCGGCACGACCACGGGCACGAACGCGGGAAGCTACACGGCAACCTTCACGCCGAAGAGCAACTACCGCTGGGCGGACGGCACGACGACGGCGAAGAGCGTGAGCTGGAGTATCGGGAAGGCGGCGGGCAGCCTCTCCATCTCCCCCGCCAGCATGACGCTGGACACCACGACGAAGAGCAAGACCATCACGGTGACGCGCAGCGGTGACGGCAAGATCAGCGCCACGAGCAACAACACAGCGGCGGCAACGGTGAGCGTATCGGGCAACACGGTGACGGTGACGGGCAAGGCCAACGGCAGCGCGACGATCACCATCAGCGTGGCGGCGGGAACGAACTACACCGCACCGGCGAACAAGACCTGCGCGGTGACGGTGAGCTTCCTGAAGGACAACTTCGCGGACAACGACTGGGCTGCCATCATCGCGGCGTGCCATTCGGGCAGCGTGCCGAGCACATGGGTGGTGGGCAACAGCAAGACGATGACCATCAATGGCGCGAGCTATCAGGTAGACATCATCGGCAAGAACCACGACACATACGCATCCGGCGGGAAGGCACCGCTGACCTTCCAGCTGCACGACTGCTACGGCGAGGCCAAGAACATGAACAGCTCCAACACCAACAGCGGCGGCTGGACGAGCTGCGCCATGCGAAGCACACACCTGCCTGCCATTCTGGCGCTGATGCCGACGGAGGTACAGAACGGCATCCGGGAGGTGAACAAGCTGACCTCGGCGGGCAGTCAGAGCGCCACCATCAACACCACGGCGGACAAGCTGTTTCTGCTGAGCGAGATCGAGATTTTCGGCAGCGTCAGCTATTCCAAGAGCGGCGAGGGCACGCAGTATGACTACTACAAGGCGGGCAACAGCAAGGTGAAGAAGTTCAACGGCAGCGCGTACGCCTGGTGGGAGCGCTCTCCGTATGGCAGCGACTCCACGTTTTTCTGCGTTGTCAACAGCGACGGCGGCGCCATCTGCAGCTCCGCGAGCGGTGCGTATGGCGTGGCCTTCGGCTTCTGCTTTTAATCCAGCATCTGAGGCAATCCCGCAGCCTGTGTGCTGCGGGATGGAAGGGAGAGAACCATGTCGGTCTACAAATCCAAACGAGGCGAGAGCAGCGTGCAGTTCATCGAAACGGCAAGGCAGCTGGAGGCACACACCTTTGCGTGCTGCATGAAGGCACCGAAGCGGTACGAGCGATTTCTGACGGGACGCATCATGGAGCTGAGCAGCGAGGTGCATGACCGGGTACGGGCGGCAAACAACATCTGGCCGACGAACCGGCACGAGGCGCAGCTGCGCAGGGACGAGCTGATGCGAGCGAATAACGCGCTGCAGAACCTCAGCCCAAAGCTGCAGCTGCTGTATGACAGCATTTTGCAGAACCCGGAGGGCTACGGGTGGATTCACAAGGCGATGCAGCGCTGGGGCGACCTCATCTGCGAGGAAGCGAAGCTCATTGCGGCGGTGAAGAAGAACGACCGGCAGCGGTACAAAGACCTTCCGGAATGAAAAACATGGGTCAAGCTCTGTATTTGTTGCACTTGCGGCAGCGCGAACAACTGGTGGGAGCGCTCTCCGAATGGCAGCAACTCCACGAATTTCTGCAATGTCAACAGCAACGGCAACGCCAACTACAACAACGCGAGCAATGCGAATGGCGTGGCCTTCGGATTCTGCAAGAGATGGGTCAGGACAGTAACCGGCAGCGGCGAAGCAGCACCCTTGCAGAAGGAGAGCTTGTTCCCGGCACAGCCAAAACAATCCTCTGATGCAGTCAGCCGGACGCTGCTTGCATGGCGGGCGAATGTGCGGACAGCCCGTTCCATGGCTGGTACTGCCACGCGGATAGAACACGCACCCAAGAATAATTCCGTACAGGGGATGCCCTAACGGGCGAGGAGAATTATGACGAGCGAAGAGAGACACGAGGCACGGTACAGGAGAAGAAAAGCGGAACGCCAGCGGCGAAGAGATGCACGCAGCGAGGCGTGCGGGAGCTTTGAACAGGTATTCAGCTACGAGCACCTGTACCGGGCGGGACGGGAATGCTGCAAGGGCGTGGGATGGAAATGCTCCACGCAGCGGTATCTCGGAAACTTTACCGCCAACATCGCCCGGACGCACCGGGAGCTGATGGACGGCACATGGAAGACCAAGGGCTTTTTCGCCTTCGACCTGATGGAACGGGGAAAGCTGCGGCACATCCGCAGCGTGCACATTGCGGAGCGGGTGGTGCAGCGCTGCCTGTGCGACAACGCGCTGGTGCCGCTGTTCTCGGCGGCGTTCGTGTACGACAACGCGGCGAGCCTGAAGGGCAAGGGCATCGACTTTGCCATGGATAGGCTGACCTGCCACCTGCAGCGGTACTACCGAAAGCACGGGACGGACGGCTGGGCGCTGGTATTCGACTTTTCGGACTACTTCAACTCCGCGCCGCACGCGCCGATCTACGCAGAGAGCGAGCGGCGCATCCGGGACGAGCGGGTGCGAAAGCTGGCGTGCGGTCTGATGGAGGACTTTGGCGAGCGGGGCTTCGGCCTCGGCAGTCAGGTGAGCCAGATCGACGCGCTGATGCTGCCAAACCGGCTTGACCACTTCATCAAGGAGCAACTGCACATCGAGGGCTACGGCAGATATATGGACGACGGCTATCTCATCCACGAGAGCCGGGACTACCTGCAGGAATGCCTGAAGCAAATCCGGGCGGTATGCGCAGACCTCGGCATCCGGATGAACGAGAAGAAGACGCGCATTGTAAAGCTGCAGGAGCTGCACTTCCTGAAGACGCGATTCTATCTGACGGAGACGGGGAAGGTGCGGCGGAAGATGTGCCGCAAAAGCGCAAGGCGGATGCGGCGGAAGCTGAAGACCTTCCGGCGATGGATGGCGGAAGGCAGAATGACAGAGGAAGACATCCGCACGGCATACGAGAGCTGGCGCGGCCACATGCGGCGGGGCAACAGCTACCGGGTGCTGCGGCGGATGGACAGGTTCTACAAACGACTGATGGAAAAAGGAGCGTGAAAGCATGTACGAGATCAGAAAGGACGGCGGCGTGATCGCGCTGACAGAGAAGCCGAACTACATCCGCAGGCACGCGGACGGCTTCTACATCCTCTGCGAAGAGGAGGACGCACAGGGCGTGGCCGTGGACGGCACGGTATACCGTCTGATGGGGCACACGGGGCTTGATGAACTGGAGGAAGTGCAGCTCATTGAGAAGGACACCGGCGCGGTTTTGCAGAGCAGCAGTGAGGCGGCGGGCATCGCCTTTGTCACCATGACAGAGAGAGGAGACATCGACGGCGTGACGGCGGGAGAGCACGCGGAGCTGTTCAGCCCGTGGACGTACCCGGTGGCCTACACCGCAGGACAGATCAGGGAACGCAGCGGAAAGCTCTACAAATGCCTGCAGGCGCACACCTCGCAGGCGGACTGGAAACCGGAGGACAGCCCGTCGCTGTGGGTGGGCATCTCCGACCCGGCGGAGGAATGGCCGGAGTGGAGCCAGCCGGTGGGCAGCACAGATGCCTACGCCAAGGGCGCAAAGGTGAGCCACAACGGCAAACACTGGACGAGCGATATGGACGCGAACGTGTGGGAGCCGGGTGCGTATGGATGGACGGAGGCGACGGCATGACGGAGACGGTCATTGTGGCTGTGCTGAGCCTGATCGGCACCATGGCGGGGGCGTACTTCGCAAACAAGAAAAGCGCGGCGCTCATCGCCTACCGGCTGGAGGAGCTGGAGCAGAAAGTAGCGAAGCACAACGGTTTGGTGGAGCGCACCTACCATCTGGAAGAGGCGGCGGCGGTCTTCGAGGAAAAGCTGAAGGTGGCAAACCACCGCATCGACGATCTGGAGAGAGGGGCATGAAGGGCAGGCATCAGAGAAGACGGCCAAGTAAGACAACGACCACCAAGCGCATTGTGTGGGCGTGCCTTATCAACGGCATCGGCTGGGTGTGGTGCAGCTACGCCCTCGCCTTCCTCGGCAGGACGGAGATTGCGGAAAGCCTGAGCCGGACGGCGGTGACGGAGATCATCGGCGTGGTGCTGCTGTACTGCGCGAAGAGCCTGTTTGAAAAGCGGGAGAGCTTCGGCGGTATCGGCAGGAAGGAAGAACAGGTAACGGACTTATGAAAGGAGCAAGACCATGACGGACATTGCAATCGTGAGACTGGGTATCGGGCTGGTGCTGCTGATCGCGGCAAACATCGCCCTCGGCAGCGTGAACGCCTTCATGGAGGGCACATGGGACATGATGAAGTTCCGCAACGGCTGCATCAAGGGCGGCGTGGTGGCTGCGTCACTCATCGCGGTGTACTACGTAGGCTGGCTGAACCCTGATCTGCTGGTCATCGAGGCGGAGGGACAGACGGTGAACCTGATGACGGCGGTACATATCGCGCTGCTGGCGGCGTTCACGGCGTATGCGGTGGATGTGCTGAAGAAGCTGAAGGACATGCTGAGCACCGCGACACCCGGCAAGGAGGAAGACCATGAGCAACAGTAAGCTGGTGAGCTATACCCGGCTCAGCCCGAACCACTCCGGCAAGCGCAGGCACGCCATCGACACCATCAGCATCCACTGCATGGCGGGAAACCTGAGCGTGGAGAGCTGCGGCAGACTGTTTGCAGACAGATCGCGGGAGGCCAGCAGCAACTACGGCATCGGCAGCGACGGCAGAATCGCGCTGTATGTGGACGAGGGAAACCGCAGCTGGTGCACTTCAAGCGCCAGCAACGACAACCGGGCTGTGACCATCGAGGTGGCCAACTGCGCAGACGGCGAGCCGTGGCCGATCACGGAGGAAGCCTACATGAGCCTCATCAATCTGCTGGTGGACATCTGCAAGCGGAATCACATCCCTGAACTGCGGTGGAAGGGAGATCAAAACCTCGTAGGTCAGGTGGAAAAGCAGAACATGACGGTGCACCGCTGGTTTGCCAATAAGAGCTGCCCCGGCAACTGGCTGTACGAGCATCACGGGCAGATCGCAAAGGAAGTAAACGAAAGACTGGAGGAAGAAAACATGGTGAGATACGAACGGCTGCGGGACATCAAGAACAAGGAGTTCCACGACATCGTTGAAAAGTTGATGGATGCAAACATCCTCGGCGGCGACGGCAGCGACCCGACGGGCAACGAGGACATCATCGACCTGAGCCACGACATGGTGCGTACTCTTGTACTGGAGTATCGCGGCGGGGCGTTTGACCGCAAGCTGAAGGCTGTGGGCATGGAGCCTGCGGTGAAGGACTAAGAGAGCGGCGGAGGCCGGTGCATTCCGCCGGTCTCCGCCTTCTGCGCGAAAGGAGGCATGAAAGATGCCATCAAACCTGCTGACGGCAGACACCACTTTCCCGACGCTGACGCAGGAGCAGAGCACGGACGAGAAGTTTGAGAAGATCACAAGCTATCTCTACATGCTGCTGGAGCAGCTGCGCTACAGCATGGGAAACCTTGACAAAGAGAACTTCAACGACGCGGGGCTGGAGGAGATCGCAAACATCATCACGGAGCCGGTGTATGTGCAGCTGAAGGATGACGAGGCAAATATCGCGGCGCTGACAGTGACGGCGGCGGGACTGGGCGCGCGGCTGAGCGACGCGGAGGGAAACATCACGCAGCTCACCGCCACCACCACAAGCCTGACAAGCCGCATCAGCAGCGCGGAGGGCAGCATCTCCACCCTGCAGCAGACGGCCACAAGCCTGACAAGCCGCATCTCGGACGCAGAGGGGAACATCTCTTCCCTGACGCAGACGGTGAACGGCATGACGCTGAGCGTGACCAACGGCTCATCCAGCTCCACCATTCGGCTTTTGGCCAACGGCGTGCAGCTGAGCAGCCAGTCCATCAGCTTCTCCGGCATGGTGAGCTTCACAGACCTGTCCACCAGCGGCTGGACGACCATCAACGGGGACAACATCACCACGGGCACCATCGAGGCTATCGACATCTACGGCTGCACCATCGAGGGCAGCACCTTCAAAAGCGTACTGAAAGCCAACGGAACCGTGGGCGGCGAGATCGAGTTCTGCTACCTGAACACCAACTATGTGGCGGGCGGCATCCGACTGGACGATCAGGGCGCGGGCACGGAGTACGAGCGCACATACCGCATGTTCATCTACACCAACTATGTGCAGGGCGTGGGCTTTGCCATGAAGCTGCAGAGTGCCAGCGGCATCAGTATGGAGGCGGACGAGAACGTGTTCCTGTATGCGGGGACGAGAATGACCATCAGAGGTGACAGTGGCATCTACCTGACGGGAGATGTGTATGTCAACGGGACGCTGCTTCAAGTGAGCAGCAGCTAAGGAGGGAAAGCATGTATTTGATCGAATGCGCAAACGCCTATTTGGCGGCGGTGCAGCTGCAGCAGAAGGAAATGGACTATCAGACGGCGTTTGCTGTGATGATGGTGAAGAAGCAGCTGCAGAGCCATGTGGAGTTTCTACAGAATGAGGAACTGAAGCTGGCGGAGAAGTACGCGGAGAAGGACGAAAAGGGCAATATCAAATGGACGGAGCGGGGCACCTTCCCTTATCGGGACGCAGACGCGGCGGCGGGATACCAGAGGGAACGCAGGGCGCTGGGCATGACGCAGGTGGAGGATGACTTCACGGTGCAGCACGCGCCGGTGCCGGAGAAGATCACGCCCATGCAGCTGGAAGCGCTGGAGAAGTTCATTGTGTTCGGAGGTGAGGGATAATGGCGACCGGGCTGCCATCCATGGCCTACGGCGACGGCATCAGCAAGCGCAAGCAGGTAAAGTTCGGCGGATACAACCACACGCTCGCAGCAGAGAACGGAGACCTGTGGGACATGGAGAATCTGACGAGCGACTTCTATCCCCTTTTAAGCCCGCGTACAAGGCGGTGGACATGTCGGACGCTGACGAAACCGAACGGTTTATATGCCCACGACGGGCTGTACTGGGCGGATGGAACGGGCTTTTACGCCGACGGCGAGCTGAAGGGCATCGTCACCGACGGGCACAAGAAGTTCACGAGCCTCGGCGCGTACATCGTCATCCTGCCGGACAAGAAATACTACAACCGCCTGACGGGCGACTTCGGCGCACTGGAAAGCAGCTGGAGCGGGAGCGCGAAGATTCAGGACGGCACCTACGCGGGCGAGGAAGCAAAAGCCAACACCATCTACGCTGTGGGTGCGGGAGCAAAGTTCAACGAGGGCGACGCGGTGACGATCTCCGGCGCGACGACGCATCCGGAGAACAACAAGACCGCCATTATCCGGGAGATTGACGGGGACAACCTGCGCTTCTATGAGAACACCTTCACCATCTCGGACGGCGGAGACAGCGAAATATTGCAACTCAGCCGCACGGTTCCAGAGTTAGACTATATCTGCGAGAATGAAAACCGGCTGTGGGGATGCAAGGGCGACACGATCTACGCCAGCAAGCTGGGCGACATCTTCAACTGGAATATATTTGACGGCGTGGCGACGGACAGCTTTGCGGTGGATGTGGCAAGCACCGGAGATTTTACGGCGTGCTGCAGCTATCTCGGCTATCCGTGCTTCTTCAAGGAGGAACACATCTACAAGGTATACGGCGACAAACCGTCCAATTTTCAGGTGATGGGCAGCGCCAGCTTGGGCGTGGAAAAAGGCAGCGACGAGAGCCTTGCCATTGCGGGGGAGACGCTTTTCTACCTGAGCCGGACAGGCATCGTGGCATGGAGCGGCGGCATCCCGCAGAGCGTGAGCGCGGCATTCGGCACGCAGCGCTTCCGGAACGGCGTGGCGGGCAGCGACGGGACAAAGTATTTCGTCTCGCTGCAGGACACGACGGGGGTGTATCAGCTGTTTGCCTTCGACACCCGCACCAACCTGTGGCACCGGGAGGACAGCACGCAGGCTGTGGGCTGGGGCTGGAATGAGGAGCTGTACTGCCTTGATGCGACCGGCAAGCTCTGGATGAACGGCAACGCCAGAAGCGTGCCGCAAGGCGCGGTGCAGGAAGCGATGGTGGCATGGAAGGCGGAGTGGGCGGACTTCTACGAATACACCACCTATTCGTCCTCTTCCGCGGCGACACCGGAGAAGAAGGGAATCGGAAAGCTGCTGCTGCGGCTGGAGCTGGATGAAGATGCAAGCGTGCAGATCGACATGCAGTTCGACAGCGACGGCGTGTGGAGGACGGTGAAGACGCTGCAGACGGAAGTGAAGCGCAGCTACTATCTGCCGATCATCCCGCGCCGGTGCGACCACTTCCGCATCCGGATGACCGGAAACGGCGGATGCAGACTGTATTCGCTGGTGCGGGAAGTGTACAACGGCAGCGAACTATAAGAAAGGGGCGGACTATGGCAAACAGATACACATACGACGATTTTCAGAAAGCAATGCAGAGCAGCGGCCTCGGCGGGCAGTTCTCTGACGCAGACCTGAAGCTGGCGCAGCAGAACCCGGACGCAGGAATGAGCATCCTGAAGTACAAGCAGGACTACAAAAACGCTGCCACGGACGAGGCACGGGCGCTGGCCAACCTCGGCGCGGAGGGCATCCGCTCCAGCTACGGCGGGTACACCGGCGGGCAGAGGGGCGCAAACTTCTACCTTGACCCGCTATCCCCCAAGGACTTCCAGAGCAGCGCAGCGCCGACCTACAAAAACAACTATGCCGACACCATCAGCGGCCTTTTGGACAAGCAGCTGGGCTACGGCAGCTATTCCTACGGCGAGGCGCAGCCGGAATACAACAACCGCTACGACGCGACCATTCAGGACTTGCTTAGCCAGATCGTGAACCGGAAGGACTTCAGCTATGACCCGGAGAACGACCAGCTTTACAGCCAGTACCGCAAGCAGTACACGCGGGAAGGCCAGAGAGCCACGCAGGACGCGCTGGGCGCGGCGGCGGCAGCCAGCGGAGGCATTCCGTCCAGCTACGCGGTGAACGCGGCGGCGCAGGCGGGCGACTACTACGCCAGCCAGATGACGGACAAAATCCCGGAGCTTTACCAGCTGGCCTACAACAAGTACATGAACGACTACAACATGAAGCTCTCTGACCTCGGCGCGGTGCAGGGTGCGGAGCAGAGCGACTACGACAAGTTCCTCAACGAGATGCAGCAGTACAACACCAACCGTGCCTTCGACTATCAGGCATGGATGGACGAGTACAACCGCATCAACAACGACCTGCAGACGGCGAGCGGGCTGGAGCAGCTGGACTACACGAAGTATCTGAACGAGCTGAACCAGTACAACACAGACCGCAGTTTCAGCTACCAGAACCTGCTTGACGAGATCAACCAGCAGACGGGACTTCGCGGCGAGGCACTAGAGAAGGCACAGCTGGCTGCACAGTACGGCGACTACTCCGGACTGCGGGAACTGGGCATCAACCCGGATGCAGCGGCGCTGAACCGATTTAACACCACGGCGGCGGGCAAGTCCCCTTCCAGAGGAAGCCGAAGCAGTGGAGGCGGCGGAAACACAACGCCGCAGGAGACCGAGACGACCGGGCTGAGCGCGCAGGACATCGCAGCGCTGAAGGCGGCCTACGGAACGAACATCGACGCTGACACATGGAACGGCATCCTGCAGAGCAATCCCGGCATTACGGAGGCAATGCTGACACAGGCGGGATTCACCAAGAGCGGCGGCGATTCCGGCGGCGGGAATATCTCCGGCGTGACCGACTACGACAGTGCCATTGCCTACATGAAGGCGGCGGGTGTGGATGGCAGCGTGCGCTCCGGCCTGATGACCAAGAGCGAGTGGAGCCGCAGGAAGGCATCGCTGCAGCAGTACGGCACCGGCGGTACCGAGGTAAAGAACTACAACAGCTACGCGGACTATATCAAAGATTACTGCGAATACGCCGCCAGCAAGTAAGGAGGACACGGTATGGCATCCTTTTCTGAGTGGAGCAACAACAAAATGAGACAGACGACCGGCACGCTGCAAAAGGCGCAGACCTTTTCCACGTGGAGCAATCAGAAGCTGGGCAAGGCAGACACGCAGAAGAACCCTGCCAGCGGCAACACAGCCTTCGAGCGGAGCGGGAAAACCAGAGACGAGTATGACAGCAGCGTGCGGCAGAACTATGCCGCACGCGCAGCTGCATCTGATAAGCTAACGGAGAGCGAGTACAACCGCTCCACTGCCATGCAGCAGAAGTACGGCAGCTATCAGAACTACCTCGTGGGCGCGACGGCGGATGGGAAATACTATTCGCAGCCGAAGCTGGGCATGGATATGGAGCGGAAATACAACACCGTGACCACCTATGAGGCGAACGCCAAAAAGAAGGCGGAGGAGCTGCAGAACGCCAATGAGACGGCGGGCAATCTCTATACGAAGCTGAACGAGCTGAGTGGGAAGCTGCCGGAGTTGCAGCAGTACGCGGGCAGCAGCGCTATTGCGTCCGGGATTGTGCAGCAGATGCAGCAGGAATATGCCAGCACGCTGAAACAGTATGAAGACGCGACGAAAGCGGTGGATGCCGCTTATGCCGCCTATGAGCCTGCGTGGAACCAGTACAAGCAGGCGGCGGAGGACTATGAAGCCTACCGCACAGAGCAGCAGAACCTGTTCGACAACTGGAAGAAGACCATCCGAACGGACGAGAACGCCATAAACGCCGACCTGACGGCGGCGCAGAGCAATGTGAAGCGGCTGCAAGAGCAGCAAAAGGCGCTGCAGAAGCAGGCACAGCAGCTGATGAACAAGGTATCTTCCCGGCGCGGCGGGACGAATGAGCTGATGCAATGGAGCCAGCAGGCACAGGCGCTGCAGGCGCAGGCCAAGGCCATGGACGGCAAGATCGCGGAGGCACAGGGCGCGGCGGATTTGCTGCAGGAGGAGCTGGACTGGAAGAAATATTACCAGTATGCCGACCTGACCAGCGCGGAAGACTTTGGCGAAAAGAGCCAATACAAGAGCACGGCAAACGGAAAGAAGCGCTCCAACATCGACGTTCTGTTTGATAACTACAGTGACGATGCCAGCGGCTGGGATGACCCGCTGTATGAGTACATCAACGGCAACAGCGAGGCGGGCGCGTACATCACAAATCAAGCCGGGGCGAACTATGGCGGGGACAGCAACCCGCTGGGCGCTCTGTTCGGCATGGCGACGGAAAACAGATCGGAATCGCAGCAGATGACCGACGAAGAAGTGGCCATCTTCAACTATCTGTACGCCTCGCAGGGCAAGGACGCGGCACATGCCTACTATGACTACCTGACGGGCGATCTGAACTATCGCCAGCGGCAGGAAGAAGAGGCGTACTGGAGAGACTATGCAAAGGAATCTCCGGTGGGCAGCAGTGTGTTCAGCGTGCTGACTTCCCCGATGAAGGGACTGAGCTATCTCGGACAAGCGGCGGACTATCTCGGCACCGGAACCATTGACCAGAATGCGGCGTACAACCGCTTTTCCTACGCCAACAACGCCATTCGCAATCAGGTGGCGGAGACCATTGAACAGAGCGGGAACTGGGGGCAGGCGGGCAGCTTCCTGTACCAGACCGGCATGAGTATGGGCGACTTCCTGCTGAATACTGCGATCACGGGCGGATTCGGCGGAGGCGGCGCACTGAGCGAGGGAATGTCTCTTGCCGTTATGGGCACCGGTGCGGCGGCGGATGCCACCATTGCAGCGAAGGATAGAGGACTGACAGACACGCAGGCGTTCACACTGGGAACCATCGCGGGTGCGGCGGAAGTGTTTACAGAGAAGTTCAGCATCGAGGCGCTGCTGAAAAGCAAGTGGGAAGACGGAGCCATCAAATATATCCTGAAGAATGCGCTCACGGAAGGCGCGGAGGAAGTGGGCAGCGACTTCATCAACCTGTTTGCCGACATCCTCATCGCCAAGGACAAGAGCGAGTGGCAGCAGACCATCGACGCATATATGGCGGAGGGCAAGACGGAGGGCGAAGCCTTCGGCCTTGCAGTGGCGCAGCAGGCGGCGGAGATGGGGCTGGACTTCCTCGGCGGCGCACTATCCGGCGGCACCATGGCCACGGCGGGTGTGGGCATCGGAACGGTGCAGCGAAACGCCGGATACCAGCAGACCGGCAGCACGCTGCGCAAGATGGGCGACGAGATGGTGAACAGCATCATCGAGACGGCGGAGACCCTTGATGAAAACAGCGAGGCATACAAGCTGGGACAAGAGCTGAAGAACAAGTTGAACAAGGGCAAGAAGCTGACGGATACGGAGATCGGCAGACTGTTTGCGGAGACCACCAGAATGCTGGAAGGGACGGAACCAACTGCAGGACAAACCGGAACCGCTCAGGAACAGACGAAAGGCGTGGTGCTGCCGACGGCGGAAGAGACCGGCGGAACGGAACTGCCGACAGCTGAGCAGGCAGAAACGCAGACGCAGCAGCGCACAACGGAGCAGGAACGCCAACCTGCGCCGCTGAGAGAGACCATGGAGGCTGATCGGCTGGGCGTTTTGCCGACGGCGGAACAGGCGGAAACGCGGCAGAGGGCTGCGAGAGCCGAGACGGAAACGGAACGCACGGGCATTCTTGCGGGCGTGGACGAGGACACCATCGCCAATGTACAGCGCATCGCCAACATCGTGGGGCGCGAGGTGGTGTTCTTCGACGAAGGCGCGGATAGCACCGGAGGAATGCACAACGGCTACTACAACCCGGCAGACGGAAAAATCTATGTCAACGCACGCAGCCAGAACCCGGTGGCGCAGATCATCAGCCACGAACTGACGCACAGCATCGAGGCAAGCGGAAGCTACAGCGATTTGCAGAAGCTGGTATTGAACCGCATCCGGCAGACCGGCGGAGACCTGCAGGCCATGCGGCAGCAGAAGGCGGAACTGTATGCGCGGCACGGCGAGAACCTGACGGACAACGCGGCCATTGATTCGGAGATCGTGGCGGAGTATGTGGAAAAGTATCTGCTGACCGACGAGCAAAGCATCCGCGCCATGGTGCAGCAGAACCGGACGCTGGGACGGCGCATCCTGCAGTTTATCAACGAGCTGCTGGCAAAGCTGGGCAACAGCGACGCGCAGGAGCGGGCGTTCCTGACGAAGGCGAAGAATTATTACCAGAGCGCCCTGCAGGAGACACAGAGCAGCTTCACCGCAGACATGCAGCAGCGAGCCGCTGCGCAGGCGCAGAATATGGACACGCTGCAGCAGCAGATGGCAAACGGGGAAATCTCTGAAGAGGATGCAGAAGCGGCGTTCAACGACATGTATGACCCGGAGATCGACATGCAGCAGGGGCTGGGCAGATTGCAGCACAGCTATGCCGGGGCGAACGCCAACGGCGCGAACCTTGAAAGCCTGCGGGAAGCGCAGGAGATGCAGCAGGCCGGAGCCGACATGGAGAGCATCCGCAAGGCGACGGGCTGGCACGAAGGCATGGACGGCAAGTGGCGCTTCGAGATCAACGACAGCAGGATGCAGCTGCGCACCGACGCGGCGGATATTCCCAACTACACCACGCTGGGAGAGCTGGTGTCTGCGCCGGAGCTGTTTGAAGCCTATCCGGATATGGCAGATTTGAGCGTGACATTCCACACGCTGGAGGACGGACAGAACGGCGGATACAGCCGGAAGTTTGACAGCATCGAGCTGAGCCGCGACCTGAAGAACAGGCCGGAGGCGCTGCTGAACTCCCTCATCCATGAGGTGCAGCACGCCATCCAGAGCCGGGAAGGATTTGCCAGCGGGGCAAACCCCGCCTACTGGAACCGGAGAATGGAAAACGGATTTGACAGCAGGACGGCGGAGGAACGGCGCGAGGGCGCACGACTGCAGGAACAGTATGAGCAGATACGGGAGAGCGACCCGCAGTTCGTTGCGGCTATGGAAGAGCTGGATGCCATGGCACCGAAGGTGCCGCGCGGGAAGGTTGACCTGAACACATGGGAGCAGATCGAGCCAGACCCGCCGGAGTGGGTGCGATACGACGAGCGCAGAGACCAGCTGGAGGAACAGTACGGCGACCGCGTGTGGGACTGGTACAGCCTGCGGGACAGCATCGACCGCAACGCGAGGAACGGAGGCCGGATGCCGACCGACCTGTACCGCGACACGGCGGGAGAGATCGAGGCGCGGGACACTGCGAAGCGACGGGAGCTGACGGCGCAGGAGCGCCGGGAGACATCGCCTGACTATGGCAGCGAGGACACGGTGTTTGCTGACAGTGGGGATGGCTACGCCATCGGAAAGACCACGGACAACAAGCCGTTCGTGGAGGTGGAACAGGACATCCTTGCGGGCGTGCCGGAGGCAGACTGGGTGAAGACCGTCAAGGAGAATCTGAAGAAAAAGTTCCCCAACGGCATCACCGTGGGGAACAACGAAATTCAGATTGACGGCAGAAGCAGACAGGAGATGACTTTCTCCCGGTACATGCAGTGGCTCTATAACAACGACCCGCAGCTGCACGCGGACAAGCTAAGCGCCACGGACAATGCCGACGAAATTCTGCGCGCAACGACGGACTGGGTGAACGAAGGGCTAAACCATCCGCGCAAGGACAGAATCACGGACTTCGCCAGAGGTAATGTGTTGCTGCGAGTGGGCGGAAACGACTACACGGCGGACGTGGTGGTAGGCACGAAGAAAAATGGAAGCATGGCACTGTACGATGTGCTAAACCTGCAGCCGACCTCTTTTACAGAAAAAGAGGCGGATGCAGCAATAAGCACGAACCCGTCACCGGGAGCTGCCAGAAGCACTGCATCCGTCTCTGACGATAGTGTAGCAGAGAAGCTGCCGCCTGTCAAGAAGCGCTTCTCCATCGACGAGCCGGTGGAGCGGACGAAAGACCTGATTGCCGTACACAACAAGGACTGGTCTGTTATTCGTGACGCGGCCTTGAACTGGGGCGGCATCCCATCCCCTTCCGTGGCCATCGTGGACGCGGCGGAGGGGCACACGAAGTACGGAGATACCAGCGTAGTGTTCCCACGTGCCACCATAGACCCGGAGGCAGACCCGCGTAACAAGGTGTACGGCGGCGACGCATGGACACCGACAAAGGACAATGCGCTGGTGGAGCGCGAGGTGAACTACGAGGCGCGGCGGGCGTTCGATGAGAACATCAAGAACCTGTCCAGCCAGTTTGCAGGCGGCGTTTTCCAAGGCAGCGGCACGCTGGGCAAGATCGGATTGGAGAATGAGACCAGATGGGAGCCGGAAGAGATCGCCGACAAGCTGGCGAACCATCCGGAGGTACAGGCGGCATTCCTTCAGAGCGAGGGCAAGAGCCTTGAACCGGTGTACCGTGACAAGCAGTTCGACCGTTTCTTCAGCAACGCGACCATTCAGCGGTACCTCGACGCGGTGGGCGAACAGGAAGTGGCGCGGCTGGCGGTGAAGCTGATGACCGGCGAGCGCCTGACGGCGGAAGAGATGAAACCGGCGGAACAGGCCATTCGGGAGGTCTATGCAGAGGAACACGCCAACTTCCTGAACCGCAGACCGGAATCCAAGGAG